AATCAAATAAGAAAGGAAATAAATTTATAAGAAATAATAACTTAATACGGTATCAACAAGGGATTAATCTAATTGGTCCTTTGATTAGATATAAAAAATATTTTATAAAGGAGACACACAAATGGCAAGTAATGTAATTAATACAAAGGCAGGTATTAGACCTGACGAGAATGAGCTGCCGTTCACAATCAAGACTAGTGACGTTGAGAAGTATCTTCAAAATAAGGTAGATGCTGTCGTTAGCAAGATTGGTGGAGATGAAGTAACAATTTCGGTGTATTCGACAGAAGTCGGAAAGGCATTCATACCATTCATGGTAGTATTACCAACAAGTGTAATGAAGAATGGTAAGAAGCAGGCACAAAACAAGAGTATTCCAAGAATATTCTTAAGTGGTGGAGATGAAGATAACGGTGAGGTATCAGCAAATATGCGTGATGAGTTCTATCAGATATTCTCTCCATATGTCTACAGTAAAGTAGATGAAGCAGCGTTCTTCTCAGAAGACTGGAGAAGAGCAAGAAAGGTGAATAGAGATACATCACCTGTTCTTAAGAGATATAGAACACCTCGTATTAGTAGAATTAATCAGGGTAAGGAGCCAGTTGTTATGCTCATGATCGACCCATTGAGAATATTCCATGATATGTTGACAATACCAGATGATAATAGAGCGTTTAAGCCTGAGATTACTGGTTGGAGGAGAATCCAGGACGGTGAGTTCATATATCAGATGAGGAGAGTCCTCAATAAGAATAACAAGAAGAAATATAAGTACACGATTATGGACGAGCTCAACAGAAAGTTGAGAATTCGTAAGTAATTAAAGTATCTAAGCAGCTTATCTGTAGCTAGGTTAATTCTAGCTACAGATATTTTTTACCAATATGAATAAAATATTCTTAGCACTAAAATATTGGTGGATTGGTTCCGAAAGGAAGAAGGGAAAAGAAAATGGAAGTTAAATTAAGTTTAGATGAAGTAAGAGAATTAGTTAAAAATCAAAAATGCTTTGAAACAGAAACTTGTTTCTTAGTAAACTCATACAAAAAGTATGATCCACAATTATGTTTTGTATTGAGTAAGTATTTCCACTTAGATGGAAAAGGTAATCCAATAGACCCAATAGAATATCTCACTGATAAGTCATTTACTGATAAAATGAATGTAGATTTCAATGGTGTTCCAGTATTTATGTTCGGTGATTATTGGGTATCAAAGAAAGGGTCCCATTGTTTTAAATTAAAGAGCCCTATGACAGCTAAGCACTTGCTTATAAGGATTGATTGGGGTGGTTCATTCAATAGAACCAGAGGATTAACAAAGGAAATGGTTGAGAATATTCCAGAGGTGTTATATTATCATAAAGCATCATCACATGGTGGTGGTGACGGTTATGATTATATCATAGTACCTGTTGGATTCCGTAAATCATTATATGATGAAGAATTTGATGGTGAAAGACACATTAATATCCCTAGTGATAATAATGCTGATGTTTATCGTGATAAATTTCAGAAATACTTAGATAGTAGATTTGAGAAGTATGATAAAGAACTCAAAGAACTTTTACCTGTAGATATAAGAGAAATTGAGGAGTGTAGAAATAAATACCTAACCGAGGTTCAATTAGCACAGTATCATCTACACGATATATGTAGAAATAGAATGTTATCGGGAGAACCAACAATATCTATATCTATCTATAGATTGTATTTTACAATCGGTGCTGAGAGAATCTTCTATACAGAAGACGGAATTGAGAGATTTAGAAAGATATATGGAAGTTTTCAGTAAGGAAAGGAATAAAAGACATGAAAAGAAATTGGATTAAAATAGCAGGAATAGGAATAACATTGGCATCTATATTATTCATAATGGATACTGTGGATTTAAGTCAAGCATCAGTACAGAAAGATGTTGTTACATCTTCATCTAATATGTATAAGACTGAAAAGGAAAGAGTATATCGAACTATTCAACTTGCAAAAGAACAGGGGTACTTTGAGTTAGATGAGTATGGTATTGCTTGGGAAGGTTCTTTAGATAAGAATCAGTACTGGGAAGTTGATGTATATGAAACTGATATGGATGCTGAATATGAATGGTATAGATTCCATTTCAAAGCTCCACAGAATTATGTATATTATGAAGATATCATCAATTGGTATCCTTCATTAAAAGATAAGTATATCAAGCTTAAGATACATAAGAATGGTGCAGAAGTAGCAGAAGCTTATGGAGAGGTAAATAATAACAAGATACCAAAAGAAACACCTAAGCCAGCTGAGGTGGTATCAAAGGTTGAACCTTTCCCTACAGAAACAAAAGAAGCATCTGGTGGTAATTATGTACCAATGCCTTCTGATGAAAAGATAGTTGTTCAATACAACAATAAAACTTATAATATTCATAAAAATGGTGTTGTAGAGATTAAGTAATTATTAGGTAAGTATACGATTAGGTTCGTATACTTACCATTATTTTTTTATTTTTAACCACAGGTAAAACTTTGATATAACTTAACAAGGAAGGATAGTACAGAGATGGATAATCAAAAATTCGATGACTATAACCCTTTCAGTGTTTGTTTTAATGCACTAAGGATGAAGTATCAAATATATGATGAGTCATTAACAGCGTCTAATTTTCTTAAACCAACAGACTCTGTTAATGTATTTATTAATCTTGAAAGTGTTTTTAAACACCTATCTATGTTACAAGATTTAGAGCAAAAGATTATATTACAGAATGATTTTAATGAAATCATTATATCTGATATAATAAATTTAGCAGGATTTTATAAGAGGTTTTTTAAAGGAAATGGATTAGATACAAAAGTATATTTATTCCATACAGATTTTCAATCTAATGATTTTATTCAAAAGAAATACAATGAGGATTATAGGTCTTATTATTTAATGAAGTTTAATAAGAATCCAAAATTTGTAGTATTTACAGAAAAATTAATAAATGAGATATTACCTAATGTAAGAACTTTATGTGAATTTATACCTGATGTATATTACTTATCAAGTAATAATATAGAAGGTTCTTTAATTCCATATATAATAGGTAAAGATAGTGATAGAAAGAATCTAATAATAACAGGAGAGTTATATGATACTCAGTATAGTTTTATTGATAACTTTAATAATCACTATATAAGAAGAAGTTTTGCTAATCAAGTAATAGCAAATAATGTAGATGAGTATCTTTGTTATTTATCTAAACAGACAAAAGAAGAGATAAAGCAAATAGATTACTTGTATAATTCACATCCTCTTTATTGTACATTATTATCAATAATAGGGGATAAAAATAGAAGTATTGGAGGGGTACCTGGGTATGCCTTTAAAACTCTATCAAAACTTATTTATAATGCTATCAATACGAATATTATCCGTAATGATACAACTAATCCACAGCTAATAGGAACTATTTTTGATGATGATGAAGATAGAGAAGAATTTATTAATAGCTATAAGTGTACTGATGTAGTTTCTTTATATAAAGAATTAACTGATGCTGATATTACTTCTATCAATAATCAAATATGCGATAGAATAGATATTAATAGTATAACTAGTTTAAATGGAGATAAATTCTATAATCATCAAATTAACCTAGAAAGCTTATTTATATAAGGAGTATAATATGGCTATATTTAGTCGTGTTGACAAATTTCAAAAATATAAGTATATAGTAAAGAATTTAAAAATTCTACTTCCTGATGGAAAAGGAGAAATAGAATTACACACTTCCAAACTATTACAAATAGACTTAGAGGAAAACTTTGAAGAGAATTTCTTTCCTCTATTTAAAATAATATTGAGTTTAGATACTGATAGTTATTATAAACTATTAGAGAATAAAAATAAAGCTCAATTCTATATAAGAATAAATAAAGCATTTGCTGGAGAAGATGAAGGTGCTGAATTAAGTTTAGAAAAAGCTTTTATAAATGATACATATGATATTATATTTGATGAGAATACTGGAGATATGCAATTAGCATTAAAGAATGAAGGTAATAAAGATGATTATACTAAAGCAAGAGAAGCAACCACAAATAGTTTATCTACTGTTAGTGATAATATGTGTACTTTCTATCTATTCAAATCAAATATAGGTGGTACTAAAACTAATGTAAATAAAGTATTTAGTAATATCAATGTATCTGATGCAGTAGCATATTTAATGTCTGAAGCTAAAATAGATAATGTGTTAATGGCTCAACCAGATAATAATAGTGTATATAAAGAATTTCTATTACCACCTCAATCTGTATTAAAGAATTTACAATTTATAGATACTTATTATGGTATTTATAGAGATGGTACTATGATGTATTTTGGTTTAGATTATACTTACATTATACCATATAATGGTAAATGCGTAGCATATGCACAAAATGAAACTACTGATACAAGTATTATTATACCAAAAAGTTTTGATTCAGATTATGGTGGAAAAATAGGATCTTTTAGTAAACTATCAGAACCTACTAAGAATTATATAATTGGTGATTATAAGACAGTAAATATCAATAATCAATCTATTACAGATAACTATATAAAAGGTAATAGTATGTATGTGATAGATTCATATGATGAAGATGATGATGAGGAAGTTGCATCAGAAGCAGAAACAAAAACAGAGAATTTCACAAAGATGTTTAAGAATAATACAGAGAATCAGTTTATAGCTAGTATGTATACAGCACAGACTAATGCTAACTCTGATGTTATTACTGTGAGATTATTTGATTTTGATTTATCAGCATTAACTCCTAATAAGAGTATTAAAGTAATATTTGAAGATACTGAATATACAAGTAGATATAATGGTCAATATATATTAGCAGGTATAAACAGTGCTTTTAGAGCTAGTGGTGAAGAAATGGGAATTTCTAGTACCATAGTACTAAAAAGAGTTGTGAAGTAATCACAGTGAATAGAATTAACTATTCACTGTGATTATTTTTTTTTTGCTACTTTTGCTGCTTAACCTTGGTTACCATTATTATTTACATTATTCTGGTCGCCTTGGTTATTATTAGGTTGGTTGTTTTGATTATTATTCTGATTCTGGTTATTATTGGTCTGGGTATTATTGTTATTATTCGGCTCTACAGTTTTTGGAACCAAAGCAAATAATACCTTGAAATAATCTATATATCTATCACGACTTGCATTACATAAACTACCAGTAAATGTACTAATAGCTGATGTGAGCCATTTACCCTTATCACCAAGAGCATTATCTGTATCAGATTCTGTTAATTTCTTAATACAGTCATCGCCAGCAACTTTTAGTTTATCAAGTGTCGCAGTTAACGTATTGAGAAACTCTTTTGGATATTTTTCACAATATGGAATCATAGAACCATCTATCATAGCTTTAAGATTACCATTTGCAACTTCTACAGTTTCCATTTTAGCCTTACCTACTTTATAGTAGTTCGTTAATATGGTATTAATATCATCAACACCTTTGTTAGTTCCTGTCTTAACACCACCATCTATAAATGTAAATAATTTACCATATAAATCATTCTCATTATTAACACTAGCCATAGTTTGCATTGTGATAGTATTAAGATTTGTAATAAGCTTAGTAATGTCTTGAACGAATACAGTATCATTCAAATTATGATATGGTAAGATATTTATAGTTACGTTACTATAACTTCTATTAAGTAATGCAGCTTTATTTTTTTGCAACCATATATCATTGGTTCTAGCCATTTTTTCAACGACTTCTTTAAATGCATTTATGATTTTCTCAATAAGTTTACTTATTGCACCTATCAGACCAGTTTTATTACTAGCACCATTATTAGGTTTATCACCATCATGTATCTGAACCTTTGTATCAGGTTTATTATTCTGATCATTTCCTTGCGGTTTATTACCACTCGGTTGCTGCTGAGGCTGTGGTTTCGCTTGTGCTTGTGATGCCTGTGGCTGGGCGGGTTGTGGTTGAGAACCACTTGATGCTGGTTGAGCACTATTATTATCTCCAGGACCCTCAATAATCAATTGATATCCTGTATCTCTATAATACTTTTCAGCAACATATGCATTTTCCAAGCATATGAAATTATATCGAAACTCTTCTTCTATCATACTTACAGTCTCATTACATACAATATCTGAAAAATCAAAAGACTCTAATGATAACTGTGAGTCAGTTATAGAAGGTTTTGAATAATTTGGCTGTAAACTTTCACTAGATTTCTCTAATGATTTATTTATATTATTAAGACGAGTAATCAATGCTCCACATATATCATTAATGAAATCTCTATATGTATCTATGAAGTCTGTTAAAAATACCTTATATGAGTTTATTGTATCAAGGTCTTTATATTCGCTATTAACATTATTACCAAATCTCTCAAGTAATAATTCTATCTTTTGGTATGTATCATGTACTAATGTAGTTAATGCTTCTACATTTTTCTTGAATCCTATAAGTTCCCACAACTTTCTATCAACATTATCTGTATCAAGCATTGGGGGTTCTTTTTCAACATCATTTGCAAGTATCTCTAACTCATTTTTGTACTGCTGTCTAAGAGACATATTTAATCCAGATTCTTTAAGAACATCATCAAACATCATTAGATATTGATCACCTTCTTTACCAATTCTATCCAGACCCTTTGAGATTATTCCTATTGCATTCACAATATCAACATATGGTGCATTGTTATAATCTCTTTCTTTATCCTTAGATGGCTCGTCATACATATCATTATACAATAACTGATAATTGATATTATTTTCCATAGTATAATAGCTATATATATGGTTTGATAACTCAAGAAAAGCACCACATCTATTTTCTATCATATCATTTGCTAATGAATGTGTATCAGTAGGGAAAATAATATTACCATTAAATCCTTCTGATATAATATTAGCATTAAGCATATCATTATATAATCCCTGAACAGATATTACCTTAGATATTAATTCCTGTACTTTAAGTAATACACAGAATGTAGTAAATCCCATAACCTTATCTACAATACGTATAGCTTTTATTATAATCTTATGAACTATAGTACTATTTGTGAATGGGGTAGCTTTATTCTCTTTCATTAGACCTAAAAGTTTATTCACAAATGTCTGTAATATGGTTAAAGTTTTATTATATTCAGATAAAATCTTTCTACACTCTATCTGATTAGATTTGAATGAATTTACAAATGGAATTACAGTTCCATCAAAATAATTATTATCTACTTTAACTTCTGTATATTCAATCTCATTCTTCAGTGCATTTAGATCTTTACCATATCTAACATTACCAACTACAGTTTGTTTTTCCAATCTAAATACAGCAGTATCTTCAAGCAACTCAATAAGTGCTCTATCATCTACTTTATTCTTGATGGTATTATTTAGTAACGTTTCTATCATTCTACAATAACTAACCAAATATTTAAAATTGAATGATTTTATATGTTCCTCATTCAAATTTGTAACAGTGAAGTTTAGTTTATCAAAGCTAAACTTACTTATTTGATTTAGAAATTCTTTATCAATATTAGGAGAAATACCAAGAAGCTCATTTTCTATCATACTTAAATATTTCTGGTGTATATCAAATTTAAGATTATTGATAGCATCTATCGGTAATCCTAATGACATATCAGAATTGGCTTTATATATATTTAAGTCATTACCACTTCTTTCTTGTAATTCTTCTACAATATATTCGTTAATTGCTTTCATCAATTTTAACCTCATATATTCTTTAGTCTATTAAGACTGTGTTTTCAAGCAGTATTAATAAATAAGAAGTGGTAATATATTAAATAATACCACTTCTTATTTACTGGGTTTATATGAATAAGGTAAACTTTCTATCGTCAACCTTCTCAAGAACTTTTTCTTTATTATCTATCATGATATTTAATGATTTATCTATAGTCTGTAGCATACTCTGTAAGAAGTAATTCACTGATGTCTTCATAAAATTAACACTTACTGTCTTAACTTGAGAATCTTCATAATCAAATGCTGATACAAGAGTATTTACTTCATTTCTGTATTTCTCTATAGTAGCTGTCATATCACAAATATAATCAAGATTATTCTTTAATATAGATATACAACTTACATTCTCTGTACAAGCTGGGCTAAATAATCCATCAATGAAATCTTTATCTTTTGAATCAGCTTTATCTAATTCTTCTTTAAATCTATCTACAACATCAGTATCATTATTATCCAATATTAATACTTCTCTAGTAAACTTAACCATACCATCAAAATATTCACGATATATTGTCTCTGCTATTTTTATATCTCTTACCTCACAACAACCGTCAACATCCATTCTATCTGGTAATTGATATATTTCATGAATTTTATCTTTACCAATACCTCTTAGAGTATTGATTAGTTCCAATTTCTTTTTATCAGTTTCGGCAAAATCTTTATTGCCATAATCTACCATTACCATTTTTACATTCCCTCTTCCTTAAATAAATTCAAAATCAGAATTGGAAACCTCATCTTTAATAGAGTCAATGGTCAAGGATTTATTTTCATTTTTAGTTTCTCGTGTAGTAACTTCTACTGACTTACTTGATTTAACTCTAATAGTATCAGAAAGTTTCCTTAGTCTCTTAACAAGATTTTCTTGTTTAGCTACTATCTCTTTTTTCTTTTGTACTGTAAGTGCAGAATTAGCTTCTACACAAGTCTTGTTCATTTCCATGAACTGTGCTTGAATATCTAACTGCTCTGATATGCTTCCTCTTAAGTAATATACCTGATATACAACTGCTCTTGTTATTGGTATGATAGCTATAGCAGCTGCCATTACTGTAGCCATTCCTATTACAGCAGTTGTTCCAATAAAGTTATCTCTTGAATTACTCATTGAGTCTAACATCTTACGATAATTAACTCCTTGAGTATCACAAACCATATTAAACTTCTTTAACTGCTCAAAATAGAATTCATCAGCTCTTAGCTTACTATTCTTAATCACCATAACAAGTGTATCACTATCTGGTCTTTTAACATACTCTACAAATGAGTATATTAAAGCAGTAGTAGCTTCAACACAGAAATATACATAACTATTATATTCCATAGCTATGTATTCATTTTTAGCCTGAAAACCTTTCTGGTATGAAATAGACATGTTTGAAATATTCTCAATAGCTTTCTGAACTATTTCAACATATTTAATTACATCACCTGCTCTGTTTTCTGCTGCTAAATCTTTTATAGTATTGAGAGTTCCTTCCATTGCAGAATAACCCTCATAATCTTTTATATTTCCTTTGGATTTTGGAATACCACCAAAGTCAATATGCTTCTTATCTATTACTGACTGGAATAATTTCTCTTCAAGTTTTCTTGTAACTGGTGAATTAACATCCTCTAGAACTGCTTGAAGGTCTTTGCTTTCTCTATATGATAAAGTCTCATTCTCAGAAAGTATTAACATTGATTCGTAATACGGATTAAAAGCCATATTAATTTTTTCCTTTCTTAAATAAAATTATCTAGAAATCATTCTTCCTATTTCTTTTCCAAGTTTATTGGAATTCATAGCATTATCTCTTTCAAGAGTTTCTATTGAATAAGTCTGATATGTTTGATCACCATCATAGAATACTGAAACTGTTCCACTTCCCTCGTCCATAATAACAAACGCCATTAAAAAAAGATTATTCATAAGCATTCTTACCATAGCATCTTTTCTTATATCAATACCATACTTATTCTGTAATACATCTACTTCATAAGAAGATATTACTACAGTAGCATTAGGTATAATTGCGTGAGGAACTGTAAAGTTAGTCATTCCAACTTTCTTATTCTTTAATCTCTGTAATGTACCAAAGAAAGGAGATTTACCTGCGTTCTTAACAGTATCATTTTTAATCTCATCAAGATTAAGAATAATATCTTTAAATAAAGAAATTTCTCCAGTAGTCCATCTTAAGAATTTAAAAAGAAGAGATTTATTCTCTATACCTCTCTTTAAATTATCTACCATATCATCTGTCTGTATAACATGCATTATAGTCTTAACACCAACTACAAAGTCCATATACTGAACAAACTCTTTCTTATCATTAACAGCAACCAGTCTTACCTGTACTCCTAATGGAACCATATCATTGGTTTTCTTAATATCTCTATCAAGTAATTTAGGAGCTTGTACACCATTACTGATACCAGCTAAATCTTTTTGTCTTTGAAGACTTGCTTTACCTGATTGAGCTGTAACAAATCTATCAATGATATCTGCTTTATCAGCAAGGTCAGCTTCATAAAAAGACTCTAATGGTTTCATATCAATTTCAGAAAGATGCTCTTTCAATAATTCCTTATGACTTTCCAAAATAGCTCTATTAGTTTTATTACTAATATTAAATACCACTCCATATGAATTATCTTTACTCATATAAAGTTTATACTTACCATCTTGTACTTTTTCCATATATGAATCTACATCATCAGGATCTACCATTAAGTCATTTAATGACCCTTCCAATTTCAAATTCTGATGCATCTTTCTAAGATAATCAAGTGGAGTTGGATTAATGGTAATATCAACTACAGAATTCATAGACAACCAAGTCTGAGTAAAACTAGCATAAACTTTATCTAAAGTTCTAGACATGGTATTAGCCATATCCAATGGAACGGAATCTGCTATTAAACAAGGAAACTGGAATGTTGAATCTTTGGCACCCCTTGTTATAGTTTTGGTATTTAACTTCACAGAATTAAGCTGTGTAGCTACCTCTGGTCCTTTACGCATTACATTTAAAATGTCGTTAATAAAACCCATATGTTTCATTTTCCTTTCATTTTGCTATAAATTATCTATTTGTTTCAGGGTCGGGTTTTTACAGCAAAAAAAAGAATAGGGAAATTTAATCCCTATTCTTATTAATTATTCTTCTGAAAATGAACCATCATCATTCATAACTGGTATCTCAAACGGAAATATTTCAGATAACTGCTCTTTTAAATCTGCTGTATAATCAGAGTCTGGAAATGATGTATAGTCTATCAAACCTTTATGTGTCCATCCTGCTGAATATTTTCCAACATCTAATTTACATAGAATGTCGTTATTATCCAATACCTCCGAAGATGCTTCTCCAAACTCCCCATTAAAGATAAATTTTACTTCTAACTCTTTTGATTCCCAATAATTCCTTTTTACACTATGAACTTTATATACCAAAAACATAAAATATCATTTCCTTTCCTTATAAAGATATCAGCTTATTATAATACTCACTAAATTTGATATTATCTATCATCACAGAGTTTTCTTCCATATAATATGTGAATTTAGATAAAATACTGTATGCAAGCACAGCATTAAGGAAAAATACTCTATTTTCCAAATCAATATCTAATACCGTCTCTATATCAAAATTCCCATCATACGTATATTTTCTCATCAATAATATAGAATCGTCTGTAATGCGAAAATTGTATATTATACCATCCTGGTTTGGATATAGTATATCAGTAATATCCCTCTCATATAACCACTCACTAGACATTGGAAAATCTGATGTAATTCTTGGTATCTCATTATATACCATATATAATCCATTTTCTTTTATAATAGACATAAAAACTCCTTCCCCGTCAAGCCGATGGGACAGCTATAAATTTATTACCCTAAGCAACTCTGGTTCTGTAGATATCATAACTACTTAAGTAATCAGCTATATCAACACCATTAATCTTCGTATTTGATTCCTGTAGGAAATCAATAATTCCATTCCATATATTAACTGGAATTATCTTGTTGAAAGTAATATTTCCATTGTCAATATCAAGTATAACATCAGATGACCTTACTTCAAACTCATTAGCTATATCCCTATATCTATACAACCTGATAAAATCTGAGTATATAACTAATGTATATACGTAGTCATTTTCTGAATCAATATTTTGTACCAATCCAGTGATATCCATCTTAAGTGCACCATCAGCTCTCTTCTGGTATATATCATTGGTAACTTCAATTCCTGGGTGCTCTTCGTCATAAATAAACAATGTGGTCTTATGCATTATCTCTTTCATATTCTTATACCTGCTTTCCTACTACTGATTCTGATGAATTTAAAAATAAATAACCTGCTAATGTGAGTCCATCTATTAGAGTATGATATTTCTCTAACATCTGAATTATTCTATTAAACTTTTTATTTTCTATATTTGTATTACAATGGTTTCCTCTATCAGAAACGTTAATAATATTCTCAATACCATATTCTGCATCAAAAACACCCACTGATACAAACTCATTAGATATATTTAAAATATATCTATTTCTATCGACATAATTAACCTCACCTATTAAGTCGTTAATAACCATATAATTGGTCATACCGTCTTTCTTAATCAAATCACTTGTTACTTTCATAGCTCCCTTTCCTTTTATACAACTATTTTTAATAGTCTTAATATAAGATAGAAATTGTAGGTAATATCTAATTCATCTACATTCTGATACCTATCAAATTCTATATCTCCTTCAATTACTTTAAATACTGATTTGTTATCAAATGTACGATAATAACCAATATCCAATTCTTTCCATTTATATGAGTCAATAAAATTCCTTAGCATCTTAATAGTTGCTATTTTATTTCCTGACTCTACCGATTTTATAAACTGAGAAATGAACTTAATTAAATAATCCTTATGCTTTTCATAATTTTCATCACTTAATCCTTTAACATCCATTTTATCAGAGTTATAATAGAACTCAATTCTTCTCCCTATATTGATATACGATGTATAACTATTCTTAGGTCTAAAATTAATATTCTTACCAAACTCTTGGAACTTACAAAGTTTACAAGTAAAGATTGCATCTTTCTTAATAGAGATAATATCGTTATTCTCTAGTTGATTAGCTTCAAAGAATAATCTTCTTGCTTCTTTAAAAGCATTATTAAGACTTTTAACAAATTCTGGATTATTTATCTGAATTTTTCCTATATTAACTTTTCTCGTATTTTTATCTTGCTTGGATAATTTATCTATAGTAGATTTATCCAATAGGTTAAATTCTTTTATTAATGAGAAACCAGCATCTTTCATATCATACTCAAATATATCCGTATTAAAAAGATACGGGTTACTCTCATTAACATATAAATCATGTTCATACATAGCTTATCACCTTATATGAATAATTTGATACTCTCAAGCATTTCTTCTTTAGTCATTCCTTCCATATATAAACCATCTTTCTTTAATAACTTTCTAAGTTTCTTTTTACTCATCTTCTTAAATTCTTTCATTTTATTATTCTCATCTTTATTATAATTATCTTTAGCTTCTTTGAGATAGCTATTACATAATTTAATAACTTCTTTCTTATCATATTTGATTAATGAAATCATTCCTGTAGAATAATACTTGTAATTATAACAAGGATATCCAAAATGAATAAATACAAATTCAGATAAGTATTCTAAAAACTTCATAGTTTTTTCTTCTTTAAAAGTATTCATGAATACTATATTATATTTTTCTTCAATACTACCTTTAATAAGAGTTGCAAAGAAAGCTTTATTAGTTTCTAATTGCTCAAAGTATCTATCTTTAAATTTCTCATCAGATAGAGTAGAACAAACTTCTGGGTTAGGATATAACATATTTTTTGCTTGAACTATATTTTCATGTTCACCAGATGAACTTATCCTAGTACTTACCAAGACATACTGGCATTTGAGTATGTCTTGGTAATTCTCATATCGAAGAAATATGTTCTGATATACTTTTGAATTAGTATAGTAAAGCATATCATTATTTCTTCTTTGGTTTTCTTATTACAGGAATTTCAGATAAGTCATCAAAATCTATTTCATCTGGGTCTGTTTCTGTTACTTCAATATCATCAGGAATATTTACAGGCTTATCTTCTTTACTCTCATCTTCATCTACATGAGATGTTGGTAGAAGAGGAGTAAGATAATCTGATAAGTGTGGTTCTTCATGGTCTTCTGATATTGTCTGCATCTTATCTTTAAGATCTTCTACATCAATAACAACCTCTGCAACAACTTCTTTATCTCCTACTTCACCATTTGGAGTTGTTGTAATTTCTACTGTAGCAACTGGTTGTACTTCTTTAACCACTTCATTTACCATTTCTTCAATTTCTTCGTCACTCATATCTGCAAGTTCTTCAGCAAGTTCATTAAACTCATCATCATCTTCGTCATCTTCCATAGATAATTCTAACAGTGATGATATCACCTCATATAAATTTCCAAGAGTTATGATATAGCCAAACTCACCGATCATATCTTCAGTCATTGGTCTATCACCAGTAGTTGTATTTATATCCATCGATATAATCTCTGCAAATCCATTAAGATCGTTATATTTGCTATCGTAGAAATAACCCCAGTTAATATCACCAATTGATCTATTCTCTAACTCGAGAATTAACTCAGCATATTCTCTAAAGCTCTTAACGACATTACACTGTAAATTTCCTGCACTACTTGTATCCACTATATAGCATCTATATAATTCGTCATTCTCATCATATATGATTTTAAACTTCTCTTTATCATATCTCTCAATACCATAATCATTAAACACTTTTATGATATCATCAACCTTATCAGTCAATGCAAACGGTACTGTATTGAATAAAGAGTAATCGATAAATGCTCTTCCGAGAATTTGTTCATTCTCTATAACAACATCATCAGGAATTATTCTAGTATTTAATTTCAAACCGACTCTTTCAAACCTTGATTGAATAAATACCATATGTAATGCGTTATCTACATCAAATGATACTGGTGTATATTCTAAGGTATCTTCGTGTATTCCCTCAGTATCAAGCAAACCATTATGGTATCTTTCAACACCATCATCTTCACTATCAGGTAAACCATCAGTTTCAGTGTATTGGAATATACCATATTGATCAAAATATCTTGGTTTTGGTTTATCGTCATCTACAATAGTTTCCTTGTTTCTTCTAGTATCTATCATAGAGAACAACTGAGACTCAAAATCAGTCCCAGTGTTATTTACAAACATATCGTTTGTTTTACCAGCGAGGAATTCATCAAACTTCCTCAGGTTCTCCTGCTGCTCCTCATATGATAAATCCCACATATCATGCTTCTTATTTTTCTTCTTCTTTCCCATTTTCTTAATCTCCTTTATTTTAATTTACCTTTTAACATCAATTCTTGAGATGGCGGATTATCCCAATCTTGATTGTTAATCTCCAGTTCTTCTTGAACTTCTTTTCTATATTCTTTCAAAATAGCTCTAGGGGATTTAGATTTCTTTTCTTTCTTTGCACCCTTAGTTACTTCAAATGATGGCACCAACTCAACAGATTTAAGAGGTTCATCTAAAAGATATCCTAATCTAGTAATATCTCCTATCTCAGCATTCTGTTGTTCTTTACTAATCTTTCTTCTTAATTCACCAAATGTATATTTTCTACCACATGTTGGACAACTTAAGTTTACATAATTAGCATCATATTTCAACATTGACACATCATCACATTCACAATTGAATACATTAAATTTTACATTATAGATATATGCAAAGTCTAATATACATATTGTGCCATCAACTCTTGTTCCCCAGTTAGTATAATTTTTACTTGTTACTCCAACATCACCTATCAAGAATTGAGTTGATATTAATCCAAGAATTTCTTTCATATCATCTTGATACATATGAAATTCTTGTAATGTAAATATATTTACATATTCAGTCACGGCAAATAAGCCGTTTGTACTACATTCATATACCTTTACTACATAAGGTTGTAATTGCTTTGTATATAGGAACTCTCTTTTATTATCAATCATTCCATCTTTATCCAAAGCTATCTTAACAGCATAACCATCAATCAAGACAGCCATTCTGTTAGTACCTGAACCTAGTGTAGTATAAGGAACTTTATTGCCTGTTAGTAATGCTCTAATATACTGACTTTTCATGTTATTATGAATATTTGTAAGCATAGTTACTTTCAAGATATCCAAGCATAACTGGTCATTAAAGTATTCTAACAACAAAGACCTTTTGTTACCAACCACGTATACTCCTTTCCATTATTAGAAATCCCAAGTAGAATTCATTAATTTCTCTTTATCCTTATTAGTTTCTTTATTAAGTTTACCAAGAGTCTTCTTAGCTTTCTTCTTGAGTTTCTTTGTTTTCTTTCTTACTTTCTTTTCTTCTTTAGATAGATTCTCATCATCGAAATCTTCTCCAAGTTGTCTTCTCTTATTAGCTGTCTGCAGACTAACTAATTTCTTCTTAAGAAGTTTCTCTTTCTGGAGTTGCTCTTTACGAATCTTTTCGAGTTTCTTCATTCTCTCTTTATTACCAAAGAGATTTCTGATATCCCAATTATGATTCTCAAGAGCTTTTCTCAATTCAATTGATTCTATCTCTTCTTTTGTCTTTAATTTACCATTATACTGAGTCTTAACTTGAGTATTCTCCCATTCTTCTAATTTAGCAAGATATTTATAATAATCTCTATCATTAGTCATATCTCCCTTAAATTCTGGCATTCTACTCAATACTAAAGTTTGGTTAGTATCATATAAATCAAACTCAGCCATATCTGCACTGAGCATATCTGATATGAAACCAGCCATTCCAAGTGACCCTTTCTTTTTCTTCTTTTCTATGCTCTTATAAAGATTACCTAGGTCTGGTAATGCTTTAATAGATTTCTTTATCTCTTTCTTATTGATAGGAAGAACCACATTATCTGGTATATTCTCACCATCTTCATAAAGAGCTACAGGAGCATAGACTTCTGTTTCTTCATCTTCATTAGAATTAATTGCTCTTTCAATTATTCTCTTATCTTCTTCAGTAAAGAGAACATCATAAGCATCTTCTAATTCTTCTTTCGTATAGACTTCGTGTTCTTCTTCTTTTAAGAAGTCTTCAGCAGGTGCATCTGATAAGATATACTCTGTTAAATATTCAGTATCTACAGACCTCCTACCTGAACCCTTAAACTCTGGCAAAGTTAAACCACTAATCCATATTTTACCTCTAAAGAATAATTTCTTAAATTCATCAGGTGAATAAACAAAATTATCCTTTGCTACTAAATCCAGACATTTTAAAGCTTCCCTCATTGCTTTAATATACTCAGGGAATTTTCTGAATTTATGTTTGTACTTACTAAAAGTCTTAAAAGCCTCATAGTATTTGTACTTCTTTTTTCTTTCTTCTTCTGATAAATGATACTCATCACCAAACTCATGAACAACAACAGTTCTGAATTCTTCTTTCATCATCTCTTCTCGTTCTGCTTTAAGTCTTGGTAATTTAGCCCTCACGGTTTCTATATCAATATCTTGAACTTTATTGGTTGTAGCTTCTCCACCCTCTTCACCAAATTGATATAGAGTATCATCATTATCACTTACCATGATATTAATCATACATAAAAAATCTCCTTTCACTAAAATAATATATCAGAATACATACATACTAGTAATTATGTAAATTAATTACATGAATGATGATTAATTAAGCCGATACATAATAAACCCTCATTAAATAAAAAAGTGTACGATGTACTTGGATATACCAAAATGTATATCCAAGTACATAATTTTATTCGCTAAGCAACTTGTATCTCATCTTTAGATAGAGTTTGCTTTTCTAATTCATCAAATCCATCTACATCTAAGTATGTGAATTCTTTTACGAGAGCATCAAATGAATCTGATGTTAAGTTAGCAGTTTTCTCTAACTTTCTCTCTATTTTCTCATAGATATCTTCAGAGATATATGGTTCATATATTCTCAAGAATTCTGAATAATTCCCATAGCACATATTTAATGGTACAAATACTTTTGTAGAGTTATGAACCATTTCGTGTCCTGTTCTTGATAAAGGAACCAATCCAACTAAATTCTGATAATGTAAATCCATTACTTCATCTGATATATCTAATGCATTTATTTCTAAACCCTCTTCTTGGTATTTAGTTAATACAACTGATACTATATCGAATAAGGTAAGTGGTTCATGATGTATTTCAATTTTAATTCTTTTTTTAGCATTAGAACCAGCAGTTATCTTCTGGAAGAAGATACAACTATCTAATCCTACATTCTCTTTCAAGAATTCTATATAATTTCTATACTCCAAAGAAGCTCTTACCAATTTCTCTACAGTTTTAATAAATTTTATTTTATCTTTCTCAGTAACTAAATTAACTTGATATTCCATTGATTCGGGTTTAGTCAATTTAAGGTTTTTTATAAATTCACTCTTATTCTTACCCATATAGGTTAATCACCAACTTTCTATCGAGATTACCTATATGTGATAATAGATTAGAAGTTATTCGGTTAGTGCTTTATACGTCTCACCATATAAAATCATATATAGTTTATATTCATCAAACTCAGGCATTAGTCTAAATGATGTTTCCATACAATCAATCTTTTCATATATTTCTTCTTCGTCAGCAAGATCTATGTATCGACAATTATATCTAAATGCTACATAATACCCCAACCTAATTAATGCATTAAGTACTTTCTTATTAAACATATCGAGTGCAAATATGTTATTCCAATCCATATAATCGAACTCACCAAATAACATATCATATTCATCTTTAACACATTCATATTCTGTCGTTGGCATTGGCATTTCAATACTTCCTGTTGTGATAAAACCATTCTTACTCACTTGAGATGTGAGAAATGCATATGTATCTATGTAAGCACGTCTATCATGCTGTACAAATGATGAGAAATCATCTTTATCCATATTATCCTTTACAAGTTTGAATTTACTCATATCTCTTAATTCTACGAAACTTCTTGCAAATTCTTTGATACCTGTAATACCATATAACATGGATTTATTATCAACTTCAGATACTTTATAAATCTTCCATATTTTCATCTTTAGCATAATCCTTTCTATAGGTTATTCCAAATACTCTAGCAAATATTGAAACTTCATCGAATGCTATATCATCAAGACATTCACTTTCACTATCATTAGTAATATATGTGTTACCTATTAAATCAGATACTATTTTACTATATTTATGATTGAAGTATTTAGTTACTTCTAATAGCTCATAAATATAATCTCTATTATCAGAATATAATGAGAACGGGTATAATGAAATACATTCATCATACTCAAATTCAGTACAGTAAACATCTTGTAATTTTAACGTATATATACCACCAATAATTTCTTTAGTTTTTAATTGATGTGGTCCATAATGTCCTATATTAGAATAATCATTTACTAAACACACATAATCTTCATAAGATATATCAATTTTATCAATAGTAAATTTACTCATATCTCTACTATCTTTAAAGATGTTCTTAAGCTCTTTACTTTTGGTATATCCATAAAGCATTTCTATTATACCATTATTTCTTCTAACATAATTATCTTTTGGTCTGGGAATATGAAAATTGATTTCATTTTCTTTTGTTAATTTTAAATAGAATAAATATACTTTCATATCTAAACACCTATAAACATAAACCTGAATAAATAGAATAATATAGTTACTGTAGATTTAGTAACTCTAGTGTCTGGTTCTTTTATTACCTCTAAAATATCATATATTGTATCTTGATATTTTGAATTAAGATATTTATAGCAATTAGTATCATTATCAGAGAAATGAGTTAGTATGAAATCTTCTGCTGAATTACATACATTAAATTCATTCTCTATAGATATAATTCCCATATCCTTTAATTCTCCTTTGTGTTTTATTTTGTACATAAATAAATCCAATTGATGTGTTTTGTACTTCTTCTTTAATTCTTTTAATCCTTTCTTATCTACTTTTTTACTTCTTACTTTAAATACTGATTCAGACCTAGTATTTATAAATTCATCTACCATTGTCTTATCAGTACTCCATGCATATAATCCATACATAATATCATTCTTATACACATATTTCTCTGAGTTATCAATAAAGTATATATATTGTAAATTAAATACATTTATTGGTAAATATACTGATACAGCTGTAGAAAAAATGGATGAAAATGCAATCAAACGTTCTATTATTCTATATCCAACAATTGCATCATTTGCTCTATTTGTACCATTAATCTTCGTTGCGTTATATTGGGGCGCTCC